TGCGTGTATATTCCTGTGGGTAGCTTTTTCATAACGTATCGAACCAAGCTGCGAATAATAGGAATAACATAATACCTGCCCATACCATAAGTGTAAACACACCTATAAATATAGCGTTCTCGTGTCGGCGTAAAAATTTAAGTACTCGTTTCATAATGTTTTAATGTTTGGTACAAATATAAACAAAAATGTTGATAAAACAAATTTATTTTTTTCTGTACTGAACAGCGCATATAGCAAGGCGTTGGTCTTTGTTTGGGTACTCTTTGACCATTACAGGGTCTGCCATACATCTTGCTATGAACTCTTTTCTATCTTCTGTTGGTTTTGGTGTTGGTATTGGCATAACTTAAAATTTAATTGAATATCTATATAATATGTCTTTTTTGATTAAATACGCTTTTTTATACTTGTCATCTCCACTACCTATAAACTCTCTTACAGGTGGATTTAATTCTTTAATGCATTGATGTATAAGATTCATTGTAAACCACTTATAAACATAGCCATCCCACCACACCCAATAGTCAGCTTTAGATGTCATTAACGCAGATGGTTTACCATTAAACTCAATCTCAATAACTATGTTTCCTGTGTATTTACTTTTTTCATCGCATTTCACTTCGATAGATTTATTTATTTCAGGTACGAACAAATCATAATCTTTAAAATACCCCTTTACCTTATATGCTTTAGGATATTTTTTTTGTATCATAGATAGTACATCTAATTCTACTTGTTCCCCTCTTTTTAAATCTTCTGCGAAACTTAACACGATTTATATATTTAAATTTACAATACTTGCTTGGTCTTCTCTTAATAGATAAACCTTTTTTGTTCGTTTCTTATTATCCCACATAGTTGTAGATGGGCAGTACTTTTCTTGAACCTCTAAATCTACAAGGTCGTTTAGCCAAAACAAATAGTTTCCTTTAGGGTCGTTTACAAAGTACAGCTTTACTATGTCATCGTCAAGTTTCATTAGCTTGTTGTATTTGTATTTTTCGAGCATCTTGGTTTCATAGTACCTATCTCGGAACTTCATCTCAATAACGCACTTGTGTCCTTTAGGTGTAAGCCCCTGTGCATCCCAACTTAACATCGAATCGCCTGTCCATTTTAAATCCCAACCATCTATGTTAAGAGCAAATATTACAGCTTTCTCAAACTTATGTACGTCTTTAATTTGCATATATCTTGTTTATCTGTGCTATCCATTCCTTAATTCGTTTAGGGGAACAGGTGCAAGGTTCGTGGTATGGGTGTGCGTATAGATCAGCGTGTAGCCTACACACCATTTTGTATTGAGATTCATCAAGCCTACTATTAGCTGTTTCTAAATAGTTAGCCCATTCCTCTCTTTGTTCTTGGTTCATTTGTCCTTTTGGCATCTTATAGTTGTATGTCGTTCCACTTCTTTCTTCGTTTGTCGCACCCACAATCAGGGTACAACTTCTTCCACACATAGCGTATGCCTGTGTACTTTGTAATGTAATATACTAAATCGCCTAATCCCATTCTAAATTGTCTTTAATTAGTCCTTTTACGTTTCTGTATGTATTATAAAGCGAATAATAACTGATGCCTGTTTTCTTTGAGAGTTCGGCAACACTTGTGCCATCGCTTATAATCTCAAACACTTGTCTATCGTACCAATACACTTTGTCTAATAGAGTGTCCATTTGGTTCATAGCCTTACAGATATTCTTTTCCTTTTTTACGTTCTCTTCGTCTATGTAGTCAGCTAATCGGTCAATATCTACTTTTACGATCTTGGATTCTTTCCTATGCAGGTCAACGAATAACCCACGTAGTTGCTTGTAAATGTAGTAGTGATTGATGTCATCGTCATAGTTAATGTCTAACCCACGATTAAGATACGAGTGCATTAAAAGGTACATCTCTTGTACTATGTCCTCTGCTATTGAATCCTTGCACCCAAAGGACTTAACTATCCTTATCCAATCTTGGTGCTTGTCTGCTATTTTGTCAAGTGTTGTTTTCAAAATAATCTTTGTTGTGCTTTATGGTTTTCTATTCGTTTAATGGCAGCTTCATAATAGTCAGGGTCAAGTTCACAAGCGGTTAAATCAAATCCCAAGTTATGACAAGCAATAGCAATAGAACCTGAACCCAAGTGAGTGTCTAAAATCTTATCCCCCTCGTTTGCGTAATTCATCATTAGCCACTCATATAAAGCTATTGGTTTTTGAGTTGGATGAAATTTAACCCCTGTACTTGTGTTGCCCTCTAAATTCCCATAGTACCTATAATCAAATTGTTTTGCGTTTTTATCAAAAGAAGTCCAAGCCAATTCGCCATCGGCAAAATTTGGAACAGGGTTTCCTTTATGCCAATAAATAAAACCTCTGCCCCCAAAGCCCCATATAAAAGGAAAATAATTACCCCCCCATATTATTTGGTTCTTAGTAACCCTAAATAATTCTAAAAAATAACTATCAGTCGGAGCTGTGTTCCATTCTCTATGCTGCTCTTTTTGTCGAAAGTTAAGTATATTAGTTTTTTTATCTCCATATCCATAAGGGGGATCAACAATAGCCAAGTCAAAATACCCATCAGGATATCTTGCCATTAGTTCCATATTATCTTCGCAAGTTATTTTCAAAACGGTACTTCTGTTTGTTTCTTGGTTTTGTAAGTTACTAAATTTTTTCCACTTACTTCAAATCCTACATTGTTTATGATTGAACGAAACCTTAAAGGTTCATCCATAGGTGTAGGTCTTCCACCTGTGTCAACGTCTTTTACCTTTCTTACGTGAAAGTGTGAGTACATCCAATCGGTAGGGTGTTGGGTATATCTGTGTATTACATAAAAGTCATCTGCACGGTTTACAAATTTACCACCACCCTCAACGTCTGATGCCATAGGTGGGATAGGATGCCCCTCGTAGTCCTCGTTCTTACCGTGCTTTTTTCTTAATGCTTCGGTGGCTGCGTGAGTGTTAAGCCATATAGATACGTTGTTTGTCTTGCAGAATATTCGCATCTCGGATGTTGCTTGGTAGTCGTACTCGTGGGAGTTTATTCCTTTGAGTACATCTCGGTCTTTCATTAAAGAGTTGTAAGGGTCTATAAGAAACCCTTGATAATCCCAAGCCTTTTTGATTGCTTGACCGAGTTCAAGTATTTGTTTGTATGTGTAGAGTTCCTGACAATCTACAAACTTAAAATGCAAGTTTATCCATTTAAGTTGTTCTTTATAGTCCTCTGTTTCTATCTTGTTAATAGGCTTACCCTCTGCAAACTCTACTATCTTTCGTATAAGTGCATAAGGTTCGTTCTCACTTGAAAACACTAACCAACGTACTTTGTGCTTTAAGGAATAAAGGTACATTAAGTAAAGTATAAGTGATGTCTTTCCTACGTTAGCGTGTCCAAGTATTACGTTAAAGTTTCCGTATTTAAAACGTAAGTATTCGTCTATTTCAGGTAGTCCAAGTTTCAAGCCCTCTTTGATTTGTCCGCTTCTTACTTGGTCAAGTTTGTTTATGTGGTCTTCGAAGTTTATTAGCATTTTGTAAAGTTATAAAAAAAAGGGGGCTATTACACCCCCTATGATTAAAATGGTAGCCCCTCTCTGTCAGGTGCTTGATCAGCTGCGGTTACTTCCCCTGTGGCTTCGTTTATCTTCCATCCTTGAATAGAATTAAAAACTTTGGTTTCGCCTTGTGGGTTAGTCCACTCACGACCACGAAGATTGTAAGCAACCTCTACCGCTTGTCCTAATTGATAAGAATCCAAAAGTACGCAGTTGTCTTGTGTGAAGTCAATGCTTAATACCTGTGGGTACTTATCGTTTGTTGTTAGTGTTAATTTTCTAAATCTAAAATCCCCTCTTGATTCTGTTTGGGATATGTCCTTGATTGTTCCTTGTACTTTATTCATTGTTTACGAAGTTTATTAAAAGTTGTGCATCTGCAATTACTGTGTGAATGTCTGACTGTGGTCTTGATGCGTGAAAATCCGCAGAAGCCTTTACCATAGATTGTCTAATAATTATTTGGTCTTTAGAACCTGAATTGTTAAACGTCTGTGGTTTAGTGTAAACGAGTTTCGCTGTTTTGTATTGCTCGTTTGTTACTTCAAACTCAATGTCATCGCCAACATTCTTCTTAAATTCCCCCTTTGCAAGGAATTGATAGTTGTTTCCATTTGCAAGGTAAATCTGATACTTGTTAAAAGTACCTGATGCGTTAGTGTACGTGCCTTTCGGCTCAACATTTGTAATTCTACTCTGTGGCATAGTTTTCTATTTGTGTTTCTAAAATTTCGATTTTCGCTTCTAACTCTGCAATATAGTTGCCATATAGTTCAACTTTAGTTTCGAGTTCTGCGATTTTGTTTTCCATTGCGATTGTTCTCGCTTTCAAAAATTCTACTTCTCCTTTCATTAAATAAACATTCTAATATTCTCTTCTTTTACTAACTTATCCAACACTTCTTCTAATTCTAAAATAGTAGCATTGGATGTCATTAGGCGTTCCTTGTTTCGCAAGGTAATAGTAATGGCGTACATTAACGCTTCCTGTTTCGATACAGTTAATTGTAAATTCATATAAAAAGTTTTAATGTTCGTGTCAAATATACAAAAAGTTTTATATAAAAAAAGAGGGGATAAAAAAAAATCCCCCCTAAACATTAAAACATTGGTGTCTGTAAGTGTCAGACATTGCAAATATACTACTTCATTAGTTTTTTAACCTCTGACTTATATTTAGTTATTAAACCCTCTAAATCAACATTTGAGTATTTAGTGATCTGTATAGCTTTAGTGTGTAAGTCTTCCGCTGTACCTTGTCCAAAGTCCTTGTCTAATCTTACTCCAAACTTGTATTGTTCGCCATACTTGAATACATTACACCCTGAACATTGTACTTGACAATTCGTTTCATCCCAACGTGTTCCATAATGTTTTCTACTTTGGAAGTGTCCGCATTGTAGCTTCTTCCAATGGTCTTGTTTACCACACGTGTAGCATTCGGTTATACCAAGTGCATTAGCGTTGCGTAGTCGTATGTACTGACTAAACACATTGTCTAACCTTTTTACAAGTTGTTTACGTGTCAAAGTACAGCGTTGTCTAATATCTGAATTATATGTCGTATCTCGGACTTCTCAAACTTGCCCTCTATCTGTGCGTTGTACGTTTTGAATGTTAAGTGATACATATCTTTTTCAGTATCGCCTTTGTCCTCTCTCTTACCTAAATAGTTTATTTTTAAATCAAATTTCATAATATACATATGTGTTCCCAAAAAATTTACTTTTTTTTATATAATATATATAATAATATATACTTAATATACTATACTATGATATATATTTATATATCTATATATACTATATAATATACTAATATATATATAATATATAATATAATATAATATATACAAGTTTTTTTTTATTTTTTTATTGATTGATACTTTTCAAACCCTCTACTTCCAAAGTAAGCCACGTAGATCGTAACAAGCAACGTCTTTAATAGTTCCACCCACGATTCGTCTATATCGAACGAGATATTTAAACTATCCAAAACTATATAAAGTGTAGTAGCTACGGTAAGATAAATAAGCGTTAATGGTCTTGTGTTTTTTGATAGCCA